CACACCCAATGTGTGCGCACCTCAAGTTGAACGTTGTTCAGCATCCATGTGTATGTCAACTAGTACCACCGTTAGAACTTCCCAAACTGTTTCACACTATGAACCTTCAAGGTTCTCAGTTCCTGATTACAGTGCGGCAGGGAGCTATGAGTCGTTTATCCTAATACCTGCTATCCAGCAGTACTATGAAGAGATATTACCCAACGCTCCTGGTCCGAAAACGGATTGGAAGTCATTTGAGCATTATAAGCGCTCAGTTGATGCTTCCGAATCGTTGCCAACTGAAACGCGTGCGGCCGATTTAATGCAGACCTATGGTCCGTATTATTATCTCGGTTCCGTGCGTAATCCTTTGGCGTTCTACGATGGATACTTCGGCGATGCTTCCTCTCTTTCTTTGGGAGGAAGCTCGTATTACGTTAAGAGATTAGACGGCGGGTTTGTTCCCGATCCGGCTAACCTTGATGATTTAAAGCAGCGTTCTCTCGCGAGTATGCTGCCTATCATTAAGGGGGAGTTAAGTCTTGTAAACTCTGTAGTAGAGTTGAAGGACTTTGCTTCTCTCCCACGTACTATTAATTCCCTTGCAGCGTTAGGCATTAAAACTGCCAAGACGTTGCGGAATTACTTCCGTGCAGGGTCAGATGCGTATCTTCAATTGAAGTTTAACATCTTGCCACTGCTATCTGACATAAGCGGCGTTAAAACCGCTTTGCGTCGTACTGAAAAGCGTCTAAACGCTTTCATTAACGAATCGGGCAGAACTCAACACAAACATTTCGTCACTGTGTTGACTGAGGACCGCGATTCCCATGATACCTCCGCCTACCAAGGCGTTCAACCCATCTATGTGACTACTCAGCCCTTAACAGGGCCAAGTATATCGCATGAGTTGGGTTTATTGGTACAATGGGAGCGCGACTTCACCTCGGATCCTGCTATATTCCATGCAGAAATTGAGTATAATTATAATTATACTCAATACCAGCTCGAGCATGCTCGAGTGCTTGCACTCCTTGATGCGCTTGGGGTTAACCTTAACCCTTCGATCATCTGGAATGCAATCCCCTGGTCATTTGTTGTCGATTGGGTCATCGGCGTAAGCCGGTGGCTTGGTCAGCAACGAATAGGAAACATGGATCCGGTGATAAACATACATAGATACCTATGGTCGATCAAACGCCATCGACGCATTCTAGTACGACGTAAGTCGTTAACTAATGCGTCTGTTGATGGCGGAACGATAGTCAATCCTACGGTGTCACTTCCGGCAGTCCATGAGTCGTCTTATAAGCGAGTCGTGGGTCTACCCGAAGCAAGCTCGATTACATCGAGCGGGCTAAACTCAACCGAGTTTAGCTTGGGTGCTGCACTCGTGCTTGCACGAGGGCATTACACCCGTCATCGGGGACGATAGGTATCCGACACTAACGTTGGGTATTTTTCGTCTCCCAGTTATCAAACAAAAATGCTAGCTAATACGCTAAACACAAATGAGATAAAGAACGCAGCTGGTGCCGAAGTTGAATTCGGTCACCAGCTGAACGAAGGCCGTACTAGGATTTTCCAGCAATTACTGGAACTTCCTGCATTTCCCCATCGACTGCGCATTGCACATGTCGAATCGGGGAGTGGGCTCAGGTTAGTGAGACGGTCTCTGGTACGTTTTGACAAAACTGTCATAAGTACTGTGGACAATATCACGCCTGTGATCTGCTCTGCCTTGACGCAAGTCGTGTACCCGATTGGGGCACTGATTGCCAAGACAGAAATGACCAATGTACTTGCAGAGTGTATGTCCTTTTGCGCCAGTCTTGGCGCATCGACAACCATACTCTACGATTGCACTGGTAACGGCGCCGATGCATTGATTAATGGGACTCTTTGAACTTCCTCAAGCCTTTTGGCCCTTAGGAAAGATTATTCAATGACTATCCCGTCTTCAATACATGTTTCGGCGACGAAGTCCGCGGACACATACAACTTCGAGCAGTTTGCACCGATTGGGGCTATCCTCATATTTGTGCTTGTGCTCGTTTGGATTGTATGGCCGCGAAAACCGAAGTCGCCGCGTCCTTGACTGAAAGAACGGTCGAATTAAACGCAGACTACACCTGTAGTGCTGACAAGGGGTAACAGGTGACTACTCTCGATATCAATCGAGATCTTGTAGTTATTTGTACCTGAGTCTACCACTACGTCTGTAAGACCCGTTAGTCGACCGTTTGAGACTACTCCACCAACCAAAGCAATTACGCGTTTCCGGGTAACCGGGATCGCCCTGTCTTTGGTCTGGAGTTGTTGTTTTCGTTGTGCCTTTGGCATGATGTTAATGTATGTTAAGGACGTCTCTCGATCGTGTAGTAGCGCGCTAGCTCTAGGAACAGTACCTTATGGACTGTGATAAGAGCCTAGATAAGTATAAACTCATCGCCGCACTCCTACACGACGTTCAATCGTCGCATGGAGCTGTGTTCAACTGTCGCGCGCTGCGCCTAACGCTTAATCGCGTAAAGCGCAGAGCTCTATCGGAAGGTGATCGCTACTTCACAGTAGCGCTCCCCCGTCTTGGAAAGGCCCTTGACAAGGCTCTTTCCGGCGGTGATTTGATGGACTGTACTAAGTTACGGGAAAAACCCGTAGCTGGTACTAAACTGCCCAGGTTTCTGGGTGAGTTATTCCTTCAAGTCTTCGCTTCAGATGGGAGTGTCCTTCCGAATCCGTGCGTCAACTCTGTCAGAGCAATCAGGCAGGTTTGTCTTGTCTTCTACAAGTACGAACTACCTTATACCGATGAACAGTGTCAACGAGTCGTCTCCGGGTTCGAAAAAACCGAAGAAGACATTAAGATCGTTACCAAAGAACTCGATGAAATACGCGAGCGCCTTGATAACTCTGCTTACACCCCTTCTCGTACAGGCCTTAAGAATCCTGTTTCGAAGGAGGATGTAGCACGCGGTGCAAGGCTTTGTCTATCAAAACTCTTCTCTGGCCAGCAAACTCTTTTCGAGAGTCCTGGCCAGGATTTGGTTGGATATGATAAAGCTCAGCCACTTCGACATCCATTTGTTGGGCCTAGAAACCCTTTCAATTGGGCAGTAGATGTGCTGGCACCTTTTGACCCGAAAAACATCAACCCTCGTCACGGTCCAGGCGCCGTTGCTACCAAGCAACAGCTCTGGGACAAGTTCGACTGGGTAAATGTCTCGGCGAACATCACAAAGGTTTATCCGTTGGATGCATATTTTTATGCGTCCGTCGGACATTTTTGTGATGAGTACAAGAACATAAGTTCTATTACTGAGGACGATCTCCCGGCTCGAGTTATTCTCGTGCCTAAAGATAGTCGCGGTCCACGTCTGATCTCCTGCGAACCCGTTGATTATCAATGGGTTCAACAGGGTCTCGGCCGTGCGATGGTCCGTTACGTGGAAACGTCTAAACTTACCAAGTTTAACGTTTTCTTCACAAACCAACAGCCGAACCAGTTTGGGGCCCTTTTGGGATCCCAGTTGGGAGGCTACTCGACCCTTGACCTTAATGAGGCAAGTGATCGCGTAAGCGTTGGTCTGGTCCACCTGCTGTTTCCGGCTCATATATATGAGTGTCTGGATGCTTGCAGGAGTTCATCGACTGTGCTACCGGATGGTCGGGTTATTCCGCTTAAGAAGTTTGCTCCTATGGGAAGCAGTCTCTGCTTTCCAATTATGGCGCTTACTATCTGGGCGATCCTGACGGCCGCTGCACCTGACAAATATACGCGAGAGCGTATATTAGTGTATGGCGATGATGTGATAGTCCCTACGGCTTACGCCGCGAACGCTATCGAACAGCTCGAATCATTCGGGTTAAAGATTAACCGAGATAAGAGTTGCACCAAAGGATTCTTCCGAGAATCCTGTGGCATGGATGCCTTCAAGGGCTCCAATGTCACTCCAGTCCGACTTCGGACGGTATGGTCATCACGCCGTTGTCCTAATTCTTATTCCAGTTGGATTAGCTACGCTAATTCATTTTGGGATAAGAAGTACTATAACGTCTACGATTATATCGTAGAGAGGCTATTCGCCGTTTACGGCGATATACCTTCGCAAGATATGGTCGGTAAGACCACTCCAGCGCTAGCATACGTACCTGATGCTAGAAGACCAAAGAAACGTCGCGTTAACTCTAAGCTCCAAAAGCTTGAGTATTACGTGTACGTTCTAAAGTCCCCTTCTATTCAACATACCATGCCAGGATGGTCCATGCTTCTTCGTTTCTTTAGCGAAGTTGCGGATCCCATCACGGTCTCTGATATGGTAGAAGGATCGTCGGGGGGTCCTTCATATGAAGGAACCACCCCGTTATCAGTTAGGTTATACACACGCCCGCGGACTAGCATGCTAGTCCGCAGGTGGCGATGAGGAAGG